TGCATGAAATATATTGTTAAAAATTTCACAGAGGGGTGTTCGAGAAAGTGTTCGATTATGTGTGAATGAATCATGTTACAATTATTAACAAACTGTGAACTATAAAAGATCAATAAAATCCGTACATGAAATTAAAAAATATCACTAGACAAAAAATCAAACCATGGTACTATATAGATGTAACAAGAAAGAAACAAACATCAAACGCAAATAAGGAAGTGAGGATTGAAACAATGACATTTAATGAAAAGAGAGAGTTAATTTTATTGGCTGAGAAAAATATCAAGAGTGGGAAAAATGTGTCGGAAGTTGAAAGCGAAGATGTTAAAAAGATGATGAAGAAAATTGCCGCTAACGCGGTAATTATTGGACTCTATAATTTTAACTCTTTTGTTATTTCAAACATTAACGAGGGCGACTTTACAACAATTAAACCAGGCTGGAAAGATGCTAGAGTTGGGGTGGTAAAATGTTTGGCAATAATCAATAATGAGGGTGAAGGTCTTATAGACATTTTAGGTCTTGAAGAAATTAAAGACGCGGTGCGTTTTACAATCTTTGAATTAGAGGGGGAAGAAAATGAAGGTTAAACCGATTAAAAGAATCAACGTTCCAGATTCTACTCGAATAAACTTCGTTGACAAGCGCACCACCATAAAGGAGACTTTATCAGATGGAACAGTTAATTTTTACGACCTCGATTCTTCTTTACTCTGTGAGGGGTACTTTACAAATCAAATTAGAGGAGAGCTTCAAAGAGTGGAAACAGAGAAAGTCGTCTATTATACTTTTACTTTTAACAATGGCGACAAAACGCACTATCGCAACTTTTACACGTTACGAGCTAGATTATAATTTTTATTTATCTGGCATACCACCGTAGACCATAACACAATACACTATAATATAAACGGCTGATATTACATACTATTACACTTCAAACAAACAATAACACAAAAAAAGGAGATTAATTATGAAGAATTTTAAATTGGTATCTGGAGACGAAAAATGCGTAAAGCTTGTAAAAATCAATGGCACAACAGCACTTGCGAAGGATGCAAAACCATCTGGTAAGCTTTTAGGAATCGTAGTTGGCACTGACGATGTGACAAGGAAGATCACCTATTATCTCTGTATGGAAACTGAAGAAGGTTTTGGCATTTACGCAACAGGTGTTGCACGTGAAATTGACAAGATTTCCGATTTGTTAACGGATGCTATTGCAGATGGGCATGATTTTATCATTGAATGCACAACAGGTATTTCAAGGAACTCTGGGCAGACATTCTTTAAAATTATGGTAAGAAGCTTTTAAACGCGGCAGACGGTCAACAGTGCGGTTGACAACCAAATAATGAACGGAAACTAATCAAGTTTGTTCGTTTTTTTGCATCTATAAGGGACTGGAAACAGTCCCTTTTATAATTACACAATGTTAACAATTTGTTTACAAAATATCTCATATTTGTTCATATTTATATGTTAAACTGAAAGAACAAAAATGAAAGTGAGGTATTAAATATGTATTTAGAAAGTCAATTATTAGAACTTCAACACGCTATTGTATTGAGAGCATTAGACGATATCAAAACACCTGTTTTGAGACTGAAGTATTACAGAGAAGTTAGAGAGTCACTTGAATTATACGCGCCACTGTATCACATGACAGCTGATCAAATGATACAAAGTGCAATCGCAAGTGGCTACATTGAGCCTTTTACAGAGAGAGAGGTAGAAATCTATGGCAAGTAAGCAAAAAGAGCGAGTCGGTGAAGTCCAACGCGCAAAAGGGATTTTATATGACGTGTCTAATGGAAAGTATGTGTTGCTCAAGAAACACTACACAAAAGATGAATCGCTTCTGTTGCTTAGAACTTTAGGCAAAAGAGCACAAACCAGACTTGCAACCCTTAGAGAATATTTCAGCGAACGCGGTAAACGTTATACTGGGGAAATAAATCCTATCTATGATAGATATAAAGGATTCGACATTAAGTATCAAGGCTTATCCTTGCAAGCGATTCAGAAAAAAGTATCAACCGCTATTGAGATATTAAATGCCAAACAGTCCACTTACACGGGATACAGACAGCTACAAAATAGAGCGTTTGAGAAAATGAAAGAAAACCACCCAAAACTTAAAGATTTGACGTTTGAACAATGGAAAGCTATGACTACTTACATGGGTGCATGGCAATCTGCACATGAGGGTGAACAGTATGATAGCGAACAGTTGCTTGCATATGCAAGATGGACAGGAGAATCAAGCGGATATGATACACTATCAAACCTTGACCCCGAAAACGTAGATTTGGATAGTTGGTTTCTTGATGTACAGCGTGAAGGTACAAGTGGACAGTGGCTAGACTTAAATCAAGATTTTGACGATATTTAAGGCGAGGTGTAAACAATGGCAAAACGAAAGGGAAAAATTTCATATTGTAAAAAGTTTCTTTGTTTTGACATTGAAACAACACATGAACACATAGCAGAAGATTGTGACATAATCTATACATGGCATTGGTCAGTGATGGATAGCGACTATAACTATAACACATGTTCATCATGGTCAAACTTATACGACTATTTTCATAGTCAATATCAAACTTTTGCAACTCAAGGCGAAAACCGCTTAATCATATATGTGCATAACTTGTCCTATGAAATGGAAGCTATAATTAGAAACCTTGAGGGGCATACCATGACAGGCGGCTTCTATATGGACACTCACGAACCGCTATATTTGATCATTGACGATGTTTTGGAATTCAGATGTAGTTACAAGCTTACTAATAAAGGTCTTGCGGCATGTGGAAAAGACGTAGGACTTGAAAAGCTTGAAATGAACTATAAAGATATCGTAAAACCTGGGGAGAAGTTGCCGCAAGACAAAGAGCGATATACATACCGTGACGTTGAAATTATGGTGGCAAAAATCCACCAATTGGAAGAACAGGAAAATAAACCGTTTTACGAGTTCCCTTATACAAACACTGGTTTCTTGCGTGACGAACTTCGCGCCATTATGAAAAAGGATGCAAAGTGGATGAAGATGTTTCGCAACACCTCACTTGACTATGATAGGTATGTAATATGTCGGAAAGCTTTCATGGGCGGCTATACACACGCTAACTACATGTATGCAGGTCAAATCATGGAAAATGTAGATAGTTATGATTTCGGCAGTGCGTACCCGTTCGCAATCGCAACAGAAAAATTTCCAGTAGCACCGCTTAAACGCTTACCAAATGTGAATATTTATGACTTAAAACGTTTGCTTAACACAGATAACTATTTATTCATATGCACAATCACAGCAAAGAACGTTCGCGCAAGGGGGACGATGACTTATCTTTCATCTTCGCATTGCGAAGTATCAAGTGACAGTGTGTTAGATAATGGACGAATTTACAAAGCCGACATGATAAAGACAACATGCACTAGCCTAGATCTTGCTATTATTTTGCGAATGTACAAGATTGATGCAATCCGGGTAGATGAATGTTACTATTGTAGGGCCGATTACTTACCATCTGGCATTGTTTGCACAATGTTAAAGTATTACAACAACAAACAAAGTTTAAAAAATGTAAAAGGCGAAGAATTAAACTACGCAAAAGCAAAAAACCGCGTAAATTCCTTTTATGGTATGTTTGTGCAAGACCCTATTCACGATGTTGTTACACTTGACGGCACGGAGTGGACTTTAGACCACTGTGCTATCACAAACAAAGAGGAAATTTCCGCACAGCTTGAAAAATTTTACAAATCTTTTAGAAGTTTCTTGCCTTATCAAATTGGAGTTTTCATTCCTGCGTGGACACGTTATCATTTAATGCATGATATAGTGTCAAAGATTGATAGAAATGTGCTTTACTGTGACACAGACAGTGCTAAAATTATCAATCGAGAAGAATGTTTAAACGTAATAAACGGCTATAATGACTATGCAAAATATAAAATTGACTTAGCTATAAAACGCTATGGGTTAGAGTATAAACTACCAGACTTAGGAATTTTTGATTGGGAAACCGAAGAATCTGGAGCATGGTTGAAGTTTAAGACTTTTGGCGCGAAGAAATATATATATCAAGATGCTGATAATAAATTGTATATGACTGTATCGGGACTCTCGAAGAAAGCTGTAAACTATCTTTCATCAATTGAAGATTTTGAAATTTTTACAACTTTTGACAAAGATGTATCGGGGCGTACAATATCACATCCAACCACAAACGCCATACCGACTTATGACAATGGTGGAACGTGGATAGAGGACACCACTTATACTTTATCAATATCGCCCGAATATGGCACTTTAATTGGAATTGACGTTTATAGCATCAAACCGACACTAATAACAAAAGACGGAAAGAAAGAAAATACTGATATGGATATAAGTAAACGTTTAGAAAAGTTTACGGTAAAAACGAAACACTTATCACCAATAATCTTAGAGAAGATAGGAGAATAACATTATATGGAAATTGAAAACTTGTATATAACAGTAGGTGACGAAACCTACATAAATATTCCATCACTATATACTTTAAACGCTGATGTTTACATTGTTTTTGGTGAGCGTTCAGCGGGGAAATCTTATTCAGTTTTTAAAGGTTTGTTTGACGAATATAACGCAACAGGAGCGCAATTTGCTTACATGCGTACACGCGAAGATTATTTGATACGCGGTAGGGCGTGGGCGGCTGTCGCAAATATTAAACCATATGTAGAAAAAACATTATGGAAAGAAGAAGCAAATCTTAATTACTATTCTGGACAATATAGGAAACAGGAGTTAGATAGAAATGGGAAATGGATGTATAAGCCATGTGGATATAGTTTATCAATTGCCTCATGGATGAAGTATAAAAGCAACGGATTTGATGAGGTTAAAACTATATTTTTTGATGAGTTTATCGAAGATGATGACACAACTACAATAATTCCACTGTCAACAAGCGAATTTTTAAAAGGATATAGTCAGCAATTGTCAACAATAATTAGACGTAGAAAAGACGTTAAAGTTGTAGCATGTGCAAATAGCATCAATCCAAAAAGCCCGTTGTTTCTTTACTACAACATTGATGCACGTAAGCTTGAACAGGGAAAAGTTTATATTTTCAATAGAAAACTTGATGATGATATTTTAAAAATATGTGTGCTATATACTGAGCCGCCAAAACATGCGCATGTGTCAAAGCATCTTGCTGTATATGAGTCACAGACAAATGATATGACTATTACGGGTGCATGGCAAGAAAATATATATCCCGACATATACAAGAGTCTATCATGGAAATGGTATGCAGAGTTATCTAAAAAAACCAACCGAATATATATAGAGGATTTTGGAATTACTGTGATACTGCCACATATCGAGCGTTGTCCACTTGTGATTGTATCTGGAAAATATAAAGCAAAAACCACACTACAAACAACCGAGTTATATTTACCATCAACACAAAGAGTTATACAGTGGCTACTGTATTATAAACGTACCTCTCAAATTTGCGCAAACACAAAAAACGCTTCTGAAAAATTTAATGACTTGATAAAGCGTTTGATTATTGACAAAAATTAAACCTATGATAAAATAAAGGTGGGACTACTAGACAGACTGTGAAGAGCAGAGTAGTTGTGCAAACTGTCAGCACGGGCGCGGAGACGCGCCCACCTTTTTTAGAAAGTGAGGTGTTGTGATGGATGTAAGTGCGGTAACACAAATAATTACAAGTGTAGGCTTTCCTATCTGCATGACGTTAATCTTATGCTATTACATTAAGTATCAAACGGATGTACATAAAGAGGAAACAAAAGAGCTTACAAATGCAATCAATTCTTTGAGAGAAATGATATCGGAAATCAAAACAAAATTAGAAGATGAGGTGAAAGCATGACATATTATGAGGTTATTAAAAAAGCGCTATTTATGTTTTATCACCGTGATGAATATGCATATTTTTACGGTGCAAAAGGGCAAGTCCTAACCGATGAAGTGATGAACACACTTATCAGTCTCGAACCCGCCTATTTTTCAAAGTATACAACGCAAGAGTTAGCCGCTTATAAAGCATTCTCGCGTGGCAAAATTGGATATGATTGTAGCGGCTTCGTGTCCGCTGTCGTAGGTGTACAAAATTACAGCACCGGACACTATCATGACGGAGCAGAAAAGACCACACCGTTTTTAGGAACAGAAGGAAACGGATTGTATTCATCTTTTGGCGGTAAAGGTAGACATGTTGGGATTGACATTGGCTATGGTTTCTTTTTGCACATGCCAAAAGAGGGGCATACAATTGAGTTAGGCAGAATTGCAGAATATGAGTGGGAACACAGTTTTCATTTTGCCAATATTAACTATGAGGGGGCGAAAGCATGATTGATATTGAAAAGATGGTAACTACTTTAAACATTCCAGACGGCATGACGGTTGATGAAATGCGAAGAATCGTTGTAGATGTGCTAGACATGGCAAAAGCTTCAAATGAAGCGGAAAAGGCAATTGTAACAGAAAACGCAACACTCAAAACGGAAAACGACAGACTTAGTAAACAAAACTTAGAGCTGTTCAACCGTGTCACAACTACCATTTCTCCGTCCACAAAACTTAAAGAAGATGAGGAAGAAGAAAAAGAGGAAGTCACAACCGATGATATTTTAAGCTATTATAGTTAATGTTATAGAAAGTGAGGTAGAAAATTATGGCAAAAACAACAACACCGCTGTCAAGCGCACAGCGCGGAGTAAATCTTTTTAACGATGCTAGAAAGAATTCCTCAAACGAATACATGAGGGCAACAGGCGAAGTTACCGTGGCGACGTCTATTAGTCACGCCATGACACCAATTGTAAAGTATGCACCATTTATGAATGAGTTTCTTCACTATGTTGTAAACAAGATTGTCATTCAGTCCGTGGAATCTAAGATGTATACCAATCAGTATGCAATGCTGAAAAAAGAAGGTTTTCCACTTGGAACTGATATGGAAATGAACTATGTCAATCCTGCCATGGGGCGTGATTATGACATTTCTCTTGGAGCAATGCTGTTACAGGTGACAAAACCAGATGTAAAAACTTGTTATTTCCGACAGAATCGTAGACGACAGTTTCCAGTAACTATTCCTAGAGAGCTTATGGAAGGTGCTTTCACGTCATGGGAGCAGCTTGACAGTATGGTAACGGGCATGGTGACAAGTCTTTTCAGTGGGAACGAGATTGAAGAAGAAAACCTTATCAAGAAGTTGATTCAGACTTCCGTTAAAAACAACGTAGTAGTTAAGAAGGAAATTCCATGGGATGAGGCTGACCCTGCCGCTTCATCTGTCGGCTTTATCAAGACCATTCAGAAAATTGCACTTGATATCACACATGCTTCAAGTAAATTCAACAACTATCAGGCATATGCAACAGCACAGGGAATTGCAGACGCGACACCTGCTATCACATGGACACCATCTGACAGTTTATATTTGTTTATAAGAAGCGACGTTTTAGTAAATTGCAATGTTGAAACACTCGCGGGTGCTTTCAACATGAGCAAAGCTGACTTGGTTGGACGTGTGACACCTTTCCCAGACTTCAGCTACTTAGATTTTGAATCTGCAATTGATCCTGTGACAAAGTACTGGAAAACCATTACAGACGATCAGAATATTTTAGCCGTATTAGCGGATGTTAATACTTTCGAGTACCGCGACAACTTAAGTACAAGTGGTGACTTCTACAATGCCGCTGGAATGTATCAGAATCAGTACTTAAACGTTTGGCAGACATACGGCATTAGACCGTGGGGAAATGCTGTTGCAATTTGTAAAAATGCATAAATAGGGGGGGATAATATGACAACTGTATACTTGTTCGACTCGCCATTTGACGACAGCGGTAAACACTTGTTGATCCCAGCAGAAAGAAACGCTGAGGGGTTTTTAAAAGAACTTCTCAGCGTTCTTCCTTATAAACGTTATGATAACGTGACATGGGAACGACAGGGGCAGACTTTTCGCTGTCCAGTCCGCGCGGATGAGTTGAAACGCTATAATTACATGGCATATCAAAATGAAACGAGACTTGAATTCGCGTACATCATTGATTATCAGTATGTAAACAATAAGCTGACATATGTAAACACATCTGTTGATTATTGGGCGACATACATCGACAAATACACATTCCATCCGTCACCAATTGTCAGACAACATCCGGCTTCAGACGGCCTTTTTGCAAACTTTTATCCCGAACCAACGCAAGTCGACAGGTGGGAAATTTCAAGAACTGAATACGGTTTTTCAAAAGATGATGATGATTCTGTGTATCTCATGACCGCCAACAATACAGACACTTACGAAAACCGTTCAAGTGATTTCTACGCGGCAATCGCTAATTTTGCAATGGGGGACTATGGACAAATAAGCAACTTCTTTTCGTTGGTTAGCGTCAACCCTTGCGAATGTGGCGGCATAGTCCAGAGTAACACAAGTAAGCTTTCAAGAGCACAAGCGTTAGAAGTAGTTAAACGCTATGCAAAATGTGGCAGACAGGAAGATATTATCGGAGCTTATCACGTACCTAAATTTTTTGCTAGTGACATAAGCGGCGAAAATCTGGACAAAGTTGACAACCGCACAGGTGTTTTAGAGCTAACACAATCTTTTGTTGAAAAACCTTTATGGAATAAACTATATACTTCCCCACAATTTAACAAATTAACAGTTAATTGCGGTGGTAGTGCTAAAGAATATGACTTTAGATATTTTGATGAATCTGCACTTTTAGCCAAAAAGTTTACGTTCAAGTGGGCGGCTAATCAATCCCAATTGGGCGGCATCGTAATTACACCCGAACAGTACGGAAACGGCACGAATGGCGACTATTCCCTTGCAAGTAGTACGTGGGATAGTGTTCAACTTTCGACTACACAGTTAAACAACAGTGGCGTCATGCGCGATTTTGGTAATTTTGGCGTGGCATCAATCGGAAATTTATTTTCTCTTGATATCAAGGGGGAACTTCAAGCCGCGGAAACATTTGCAGAAAACCTAGGTGCAAAATTTGAAGAATCAGACCTTACTATTGGAAATCCTACTGGAACTATTGCCATGTATAACGCTCTTTTTCCTATGATATCTGTAGCGTGGTATTATCCTTCATTGCAAGATATCAAAAAGTTTAACAACTACTTCTGTATGTATGGTTATAATTACAATGGTAGTTTAGCCGACATTGTTATAGACTCATTACCAATTGTTAACTATGTACACACAAGCGGCGCTATCATCACAGCTGAAAACGCACCACAAAACGCAATTGCATACATGTCAAACCGCCTTGATAGCGGTGTCTGGTTTTGGCATGGAATCGAAAATTATAAACACACGGACAAAATATTAGAAAATCATTTTCCAGAAAGTGAGGGCGGTTGATATGGCAACATATATTGGTGAAGCTTCAAAAGATGAAAACGGCAATCTTTGGGGCGGCAGAGACGGAGATCAAAACGGACTTGAAGTCCGCGTAACAGGTTGGTTTCCGCAAACTGGAGACGGTAGGCGCTGGGACTGGATCGCACGTATTCGCAACCGTCCAGACGTTGCCCGTGCGATAGCTACGCTTATGATAGAATCATGTGATAATCAAAATGTTGGATATAACCAACATAGACGGGAGACTTTTACAAATGAGTGTCGAAAAGTCGGGTGGAAACCTAAAGACGTTAAAGTACCTTGCGCAACTGACTGCTCTGCTTTAGTTGCATGTATATTAAATTGTCTCAATATTCTAGTAAGCACAAGTATGAATACATACAACGAACTAGAACAGCTTAAAAACACAGAGCTGTTTGATATATTGTATGACAGTAAATATTTGACAACAGGTGATAACTTGCAAGTGGGCGACATTCTACACATGCCTGGGCATACGGCTATAGTTGTACAAAATTCAGAATCGACACAGCCTGTTCCGGAAGAAAAGAAAGAAAATGAGCAAGTTGGTGCGCGAATGTGGATAAATTGGCAATATTTTGAATCTGGTAAAGAATATTCAGATATTAGCGGTTGGTATATAAACGGTGACGGTGGGCAAGCTTACGGGCGATATCAGTTTGACTATGAATACGGTTTAGTTCCGTTTATGCAATTTTGTGTGCAACAGTATCCGAACCTCTTTAGCGGTTTTCAACCGTACATCGATTTGGGAGTAAAAAATCCCGCACTTATCAATAACGCTGGATTAAAACAGCTTTTCATCGACTACACAAATAATCACTTGGCAGAATTTTCAAAAATGCAAAATTGGGCGATGTTTAACGACTATTACCAATTGATACGAACCAACATACAAAAACATTTGGGCTATGATGTATCTAACATCGGTGCTTATGCTGTTGGCACTGCCGCAAGTATCGCAATTCGCGACAGTGGTCATTGGGATGCTGTACAAGATATTTTTGTTGGCACAACAGGAAAAGAGACAGAAAGTGATTGGATAAAATTGGTCATGGCACGTCAAAACGCTAAAACTGGTTACTATGACGGAGACAGATGGACAAATACACAGTACAACCGCGTCTTTGCTGACATGGCGTCCCAAACAGGCGTTATTCAAATTGGCGAAGGTGCAATTTCAGACTCAGACTCAAAAGCCCCCGTCAATCCAGCTGGTGGAAATGCTGGAAGCGCAACAGGTAGCGGCACGACTGAGGTTGTGCAACCAACAACACCGCCCCCACCAATAGGGGGAATTGATGCTAGAAGCATGTTTTGTCCGTATTGGTCTTTGAAATACTTTGCTAATGTTTTACCACTGAAAATTGATCGTTGACAATCACGGTCAATCTGGTAAAATGTAGGTAGAAGGTTAAGGGCTGAGGGGTGAGGGGTGAGGGGTAACACTCTATGTTCCATGTTCCACGTGGAACGTTAACAATAGAAAGTGAGGTGTAGCAATTTGAAAAGAAATACCAAAAATCAGAACACACAAGCGGAAAATTTGTTGGCGATTGGGTTATATTACAGTTTTCTACGTAGAATCGCCGTTGATGCATGGACTTTTGAAGGTTTGCCGTTTGAGGATGATGATATTTACAGACACGCGAATTGTATATTGAATGAAAATTTTGTGCTCGGTAAGCTGGGGGGACTATGGAAGGAATCTGAATTTTTTGTTGTTGGTGAATGTGTGGCGGCAAGCACACTTACATGGTACGGTGGCGCGACAAAGTATCAGTGTCAGACGTTTACGAACAGTGTTACTAGAGATATTAAAGAAGTTGCGACGCTTACAGCTAGCCTATCTCCGTTTACAAATTACGACATTGTTTCCATTGACGGCTTATGTCGGCACTTTGCGGCTTTGCTGTATGAGTGTGACAGGTGTATAAATGTCAATTTGAAAGCACAGAATACACCAGCTATTCTTAATGCACCCGATGGACAGGAATTAACATTTGCCAATTTATATGAACAGATTGCTGGACACAAACCAGTTGTATATACAAGAGATATGTCACCTTTAAAAAGTCAGTATGATGATATTAGACAAATCGTATACCAGACACCAGCACCTTTCGTTGCCGGAAGTGTCGAACAGCTAAAGTCTATGCTTATGTCGGATTTTATGTTTATGCTGGGCGTCAATGGGCGAACACAGTCTAAAGTTGCACAAGTTTCAAGCCTTGAAGTGATGCAAGACGCACCTACTTTAATGGTGCTAAGAAATAGTTACGAGACGGCAAGACAGAATTTTTGTGATCAATGTAAAGCGAAGTTCGGGCTTGATGTTAAGGCAACATTTAATGACAGAGTAATTGGTGATGCTGGTTTGTTAGACCAATTCACGGTTATGAATACGAACCGTGACACAGTGGAAACTGTGAAAAACGCTGGTTTGGAATCTCAAGAGAAGGGAGCTGATAACAATGACAATTCCAATGATTGACACTAATTTTGTAGACAATGACAAGTATTGGTATGATGTAGGGGCGGCTTATACGCTCCATGTCTATGATATTTTGCAGAATTCACAGATTAGAAATGACAGGAAGTCGAATAAGAGTTTGTTTGATAATTATGATTTTGCGGCTTTTGGGCTTGATGTTTATCCGCTTTTCAGTGAGGAGTTTAGAAAGCCTATTAACGACATGATCATAAGACATTTTCTGGAATGGGAAATTGGTTATGAGACTGACTTTTTGTTTCGTGAGCACATGAGAGGTGATATGGCGCGAATTATGCCCGAACTCAATATCAAGCTTAAGGCAAGGTTTGAAGCGTATAACGCCAAGAATATGTTTGAAACGGACAACAGCAAAAACGTTCATACTTCCGATGATTGGCACAAGTTTCTTGATACACCGCAAGGGCAAACGGATTTGCTCGATGACAACTATCTGACAAATGTATCAAAAAATCATGTGGATGATAGCACAACTCACACGGGGTCAAGTGGAACAGCCGCGTCTAATGCACAGACTTATACAAGTGCCGTGTGGGATTTTGAGACGGAAATTTGCGATAAACTGAAACATAATTTTTTGGGGCTTTTTAGGTGATTGACGAAAGCGGAACTTGTGTTATAATGTGAGTAGAATTATGAAAGTGAGGTGTAACTATGGCGAATATACCTATTATCAATCCGCCCGACAAAGAGCATTTGGGCTTTTGTTGGCATCATCAATTTACAATTCCTTTGCTTTTTGATGATTGTTTGTCACTTCTACAAAAGGTATGTGCTTTGTGGGCGAAATTGAATGACGTTATTGACGCTTTGAATGAATTTAACAATGAATTTAATGTGTGGGCAAAAAGTGTAGAAGAATCATTAAAAGATTTGTATGCGAAGTATGAAGCGTTGGACACTAGAGTAACAAATATCGAGGAGCAGTTGCAAAATATTCAGACTGAATTGAATAATATTAAAAATGACATTACAAATATCAATCAACGTTTAGACAATATCGAAAATAGAGTGTCAAATATCGAAAATGAAATTACAGATATTGAGCAGTCAATTTCCAACATTAACAATTCTATTACTCAGATTCAAGCTGACATGACAGCATTAGAGGCAAGGGTGAAAAAGTTGGAAGATTTGTTGAAGAATCTTAACATCATTCCACCTCAGACAATTCTTGATTTAACCGATGATGATACAGCATGGTCAAATGTTTGGGATGCGTGGTGGAATTGGTTTTGTACAAATGTCATTTCTTTTGCAAAAGGTGACAGTAAAACAAACTGGGTATTATCCAACAATCTAAAATGGCATGATACGATAACACGGCCAAAACGTACAATTCAAATCGGATATTTAGGTCAACCTGTTGCACTTGTTAAGTTGCCTTTTATCGCTGTTCGGAAAAGTGTGTGGACTTCCAAACCAACTATTACACAAATCAATGGAGTTGCACCAAATTTCAAGCCTAATGCTTTGTACCCAGCAAATGGATTTTTTGACCTTACATTAACACAACAGTTCGGGTATACTATAGATGAAGTTAAGCTTATGACAAGCTACATTCCATTTCTTACACCAGACAGTATTATCGTCAAAATTGATAACATGTGGGCTTATAATACTTTTGCTGTACAGACCGATGTGCGTTTACAGATTCCAAAAACAGGAACAGCCGCAAAGCTTGCCATTATTCCACAAAGCCTTACTCTTGCCGCTGTTCCAAATGCGGAAGATCCTGCAAGTGCTACCGCGTGGGATTTGTATATTTATTGTATAGCTGAGAATGGATAATATGAAAGAAAGGTGTTTTTATGGATTTATTAAAGTATCTTGAACCAATGAAGAATTTACCGGAACGGTTTTCTAATCTTGCGTTTTGGAGAGGTGTTAGAAAGCTGAGGGATGAAGTGGTTAATGCGTTCGAGTATGTGGATAGTTGGGGGGAAAGTATCGAGCATGATATTGCGAACGCTGGTAATATCAAGCTTATATCCTCGGTTGAACTTACAACTACAAACACGGCTATAACTGCAAATTTACTTTTCAAAGATGATGCTACAAACATCAAATATTATAATTTGTTGCTCATTTTACAAAACATCACCCCACCTACTAACGCCAAATACGCATATATACATGCAGAATGCGACATATCAGATTTGCCAAACAATACAAATTTCACAGTTTCTAATTTTATGCCGTTAACCCCAACATTTTATATTAGTACGGGATTAGGTACTATACCATTTCAAACCATGACGGTCGCTCCGCACTTCACCGCCCTCAAAAACGCTTTTGTTTTCTTTTACGGATAATAAAAGCCGCCATTATTGGCGGCTTTTTATTATTTGTTGGGGAAGGTGATTTCAAGAAGATAGCTAAGGGATGTTAAGACGAATGCCATGCTTGTAAGCTCTTTTGAGGTTTCAACCTTTTTTAGTTCGGTACAGTATGCTTTCATCATTCGTCTTGCAACTGGGTTCTTTCCGTATTTGATAACTAAGTCTGATAATTCATCATACATCTGGTTTTTCTGTTTTGTGGTTAATGCATCCATGTTAAATCCTCACTTTCTATTCGCGTGATACATCAATTACGGTCAATCCTTGCACATTGCCAAATTGTGACATATAGCTTTTTGCCAACGCTACCGCGTCTTTAGCGTTGTAAGCTTGATTTTCAATGTATTCAAATTTTATATCATCCTCAGATGTATCAAGATATGCAAGTGTTACATAATACTTAAATTTTTGTGTCATTTAATTCTCCTTTCACCCAATATTCAATTGTCATATAATTGGTTGACCGTCTACCTTTATAGAAACATGGTCTTGTGCGAACTACGCCTTTTCCATACTTGCCGTTATATGCATGTAAGGTTGAACAATCATCGTTCATATAACCAGGCACATCTGCACTTGTTACGTATCTCAAGCCATGCGTAAAGCAGTAATCAAGTGTATCATCAAGATGTGAAAACATGAGACAAGTGTTTTCGATTGTGTTGCGCTTTTCGATTCCATAAAGATTCATATTTACTCCATTTCTCACCGTCAAGCCGTTATGACAGCTATGATATTAGTTTAGTATGTTAACGTTGGTCTACTGTATCTACGTGATTCATGTAAACCTGTTGCGGGTTCAACGTATGAACTCCATACACCATTGACAACATTTGACATTGATAATTGTAAATCTAAGTATTTGCGCATTGCATAAGATATTTCATTATCATAATATTGCGATATCATATCACTCATGAATTTACGTGCTCTAGCTTCGTACGTATGCCCTGTTTTACATTTACTTAAGTCTGCTAGCGTTCGCTTTAGTTCGCGGTGCGCTTTAAGATATACCTGCCTCTTTTTATCTAACATGTCAAAGTCGATATTTGCAAGGGTTGCAAGGCTAACGTGATGCCATTCGGGATTCATGATTGCGTGTAGGTGCTTGCGGTAGGACTCAGAAACTTTCTTTTCTGGTAATGGGGCGATTATTACGCTATCGGTGTCGATGTAAAGGTGTCCCTTAAGTTCATTGTTTTTTCCTTCGCCTGTTTCTGTACTGTCTAAAATTTCTTCATATTCGTTATAATCTTCTGTTGCTTCTTCGCCTGTTTCTAAGATTTCTTCATATTCGTTAATTTCTTCTTCTGTTGGATGTAACTCACAAAATTCACGGCTATTTAAGAAGAAACAAACAACTTTCTTATGAATTGCATCTAACGCTTGTTTTTGTGTTCTGTAATCGTCTAATATCAATTGTCCAATATATAAGTTACATTCATTTGTAACATAATAAACGTTAATCACTTCTTCATTTACCAGAACACATTTAATTGTTAACCATGTGTTATCACTATCCATTGTCATTTTGTCATAGTTACATTTATATAATTTTGAATAATCTTCGATATGTGCAACTTTTGGATATGCTACACATTCAATTACTCCATTGTCTACCATAACCGCGTCCTCATGCCAACCACTGATTCCAAATGCCATGTACTCCATAAACTTATAATAATTTTTTGATTTTCTCATATTTGCTATCTCCTTTTCTTTATTTTGTTTTCTTTATCTTTCTGATTATATTATAGCAAATCTCAGAAGATATACAATGATATTATTTAACCTCTTATCAGAAGATTTCTTGATATTATTTAGTTCATAGTTTGTTAATATTCGTTACATAATTTGTCCACACTTTCACACG